AACCGGTCAAGCTGTAAAATATCCATTCCATAATAAATTTATGTAAATGTTCTACTGGTTCAAATTTCTTAAATACAAGCTTTACCGCCTCCATTACCTCATCACTTACTGCGTCAACGTAATCATAATTAATCCTATGCGCTACAAAATCCTCAATTGTCCTTTTACTGAACTCTCCTGTAAATAAATTTAATTTACCGTTTTTATAATGTAAATAATCATTTTGTATATCGGCTTCATCAAATTCAAGCTCTGGCTTATTCTCTAAAATATATTTTACTGACTTGTAAATATTATTTAGACAATTATAATTACCTATCTGATTAGTTTTTTTTACATAATTCATCCATAGCGCCTCTGCCGCGTCACGATCAGCTTTCTCAACATTCTCATCGGCTTCAAGCTCATTTACTCTCGCATGCTGGCTCTTACATAGCTCCCCGTAAAATGCCAGTAGGTCACGCGCTAAATGTCGCCTGATTATAGAGTGGTCTGGCTCCTCAACTTCCCACTCGTTTTTTTCATACAGATACATATTAGTTTTATTGAGGGTCAGCGTGTCTTGCCGTAGGTCTAACCAATCTTCTGCAGCCTCAAGCTCATTACCCCACATTCTTGGTTTAAACTTCATATTAATTTTAAAATAATTTTTTGCATTACTCTCTCTTGAATAATATTTAATTGTACCCGCTGTAAATCTACCTTCTTTAAAATGTTCCCTTACGTGTTCTATGCCTTTTGCATGGGATACTGGATCATATTTTTCACTTAATTCATCAAATAATTTCCAGCCGGCATCTTTATCTTTAAAGCTACTCAATACAGCCCAGCCAATATTTCTCCAAGTATCATAGCCATCTCTAAAATAACTCGCATTAATATTTTCTAAATGCATTTTTAATTCTTTGTCGTCAATATCAGATAAAACTATATCTGACCTATCATAGGCTACGTCAACCGGTAAAACCGGTGGATAAATATGAGTATTCCAATTGTCCCCAAATTTTGGTCTGTAAATTTTTTCTAATATTGAATCTGTTAGTAGTTGATAGTCAGCATCATCTGGGCTTGTAATCCATTCATATTTACCGCCTCCCTCTGTTTCTGAACCGGCTCCTACAACGAATCCCCCTGTGGTTCTAATATCTATATTTTTATCTGGTCCTAACTTGGTTATATTTTTAAGGCCTTTATGCTCCTCACAATATTTAAAATATAAATGGAACCCGTTAGGGGTGCTTACACACGGGGTAGTAATAGTTGCCTCCGGATCAATCACATCTAATAATTCGTTAAATTGTTCTTGGTTTATATGGTCAAAATCAACAACAATTATATTATTAGCTTTACCGGTAGGAACCCCGCAACACCTTGCTTCTTGCTTATGATGTTTTGCTGTATAGGCCTCTTTATTATCACATATCTCTTTTTTACCGTATTTTTGCCACCCGTTTGGCCGGTATTGATATATCTTTTGGCCTGTTTCGTCCCTGAATATTTTATTAATTGAAAATTTAGCGTACTCATCTCGGTCCATTTTATTAGTATAGTTTATTATCATTTTTTTAAATCAATTTTTTTAATATTGTTTATAAATTGACCTAAATAAAAATATTTCCTTAATTTATAGGGAATGTGGTCGGGAGCAGAGATAGGGGCTTTAATTATAACTTGTGGTTCAGTATTCACCGGCTTAATAGCTCAAATACAATTAAGTCGGTGTAAAAATATAAGTTGTTTTTGGGGCCTATGGACTTGTGATAGGGAAGTCCCTGATATAGAGCCTGATACGGGTATTGAATTAACTCCTATGGAGAGAGAGGAGGCTTTATGATTTTCCTTCATAGGCCCTGCGCGCTGTTTTACGGGCGCCTCCTTTCTTTGTAGTAAAGTTTTCTTTGCCTTTATCAGTTTTAGATGCGGAGCCTTTCTTACCGGGTTTAACACCCTTGGATTTATTGTAGGCGGCGCGGGCGGCTGAGCTTTTCATGGCTTGATTATATTTCATATTATTCTCTTTTGCATATTTTTTAAGGAAGTCGGTCCAAGCTGTTGCCATATAATATTGTTAAAGATAAAAAAATAATAATAATCCTAATATTTTATATTTCCATCTCGTGCTAAACCAATCAAATAAATACAAGATATACATATATTGAGTATTTATTTTCTTTTAGCCCATAAATCAGCGTCTGTTGTTTTTTGTGTTGTACCTCCCATAACAAAACTATATATACGAGCCATCGCCCATTGTTCTTTTCCCATTTTAGCTGATCGCGGTGCACTTGGGGCTTTTTTACCGCTCTTTAATCTTACACTTGCCGGATTACCTTTCCAAGCTCCTACACCTCTATTATATACTTGTTGTAAGATAGATTTTTTAATACCTGTTTTTTTAGCTATGTCGGCCATGGAGTGAGATGTACCTTTTGGATATTTATATTTTCTATTGTATTTTTCTTTATTCGTCACCATATAGTATTAACTTATAATTTATTTTTCCAGTTTCTTCATCAATTACCTTCTCAAATACGGGCAGGGGCGTGGTTAGGCGTATTACCTCAACGTCTCCAGTATTCTGGACGAGTTCCGGGTAATTTAGCATCTTATTTAGTTTATCCCTGCTGATCTGGGGGTTCTCAACTCTAATCTGATTAATCGTTTTATAATATCTTTTTTTATTCTCCATTTTAACAACATATTTATATTTATACAAGTTAGAACTACCTTTCGTGCGTCCTCTCGGCATCTTGTTATATATATAATCCGTTTATTATTTTAAATCAATTTTTTATTAATATAGTTTATAAATCATTTAATTAACCGCTTACCATAACATTACCTCCCCTAATAGCCATCTGTCGCTCAACAATAGAGAAGTAGGTCACATTACGGCCCGCGAAGTCGTCATTTTGGTGGGTCACATTATTAATAACCCTAATAGGTGTCTGGCCTACCATAACGCCTTGTCCTGCGCCTCCGTCTATGGTAAAATCACAACCCATATAATGTGAGTTGCCCTGCATCTTGCGTAGTTCAAGATCGGGGTTGCCTCCGCCATCATCAAATAGTCCGCCATCATTAAAATACTGGTTATTTCGCTGTGCGTTGGCCCTCACATTACTTGCCTTATTAACAAGTGAGTTAAAGCTATATTGTCCGGAGCCTACATTAATATCGGTTCCGAACACTTGGGATAATTGGTGAGCTTTCTGTGTTTCACTCTCTAAATCAATAGGATATACTTGTTTATCATTAACCCTAATATTATACCTAATAGGCTGGGTATAGGCTTTACTGCCATATACTCCTAATACATTATCATCATTTTCAGTTGGGGAGAGGTCGTGATAATGAGCTAATATAGATTGAACTTTCATACCGGCTAATCCTAAATCGTGTATAACCTGATTCTCGGTCACAGAGCCTAATGCTGGCTGGGCTACGGCTTGGAAGTTGGTATTTGTAGTCACAACATCTAAATAAGGTATTACAAGCCCTTCATCGCTCATAACCATCTGCGCGAGCCTACCCATCCTATCATCAGTATAGGTTAAATAGTCAGCTAAAAATACTGCATCATTAACATTCACATTTGCATTTACTGCTCCGGCTGTGCTTGCGAAAATAGCTACTTTGCCGTTTTCAGCTGGAACGTTTGCCTGCTTATTAAATGTAATCTCAATAGAACATGGTTCATTAATTAAAAATAGTGGTAGACTAACATTCCTCATCGCGGGGAACAATTGGCTTAATTTAATGTAATACTGGTTATTATCAGATCCGCTTAATGTAGTTGTAAATTGAGAAAATGGCTCTAAAATACCGGCGCCGGGGTCAGTAAGGGCTACATCTCGGAGGGAGTATTCGCCTGTGCCTCCTGCAACATCACGCTCGGGACAAATACTATCCATAGTCCCGGCTCTAACCATATCTTTTTGGCTTTTCTCTTCCTGTGTCTGGAACTGGCGCCTAATAGTTGCATATTCGGGGTAGGAGTCGGTCACCGCTACAACTTTGGAGCCTATACGTAGCACACATTGCTTAATAAGTGCGTGGATGCCGGTTGAGATTGGTAATACAGCCTCTGTATCGCCAACATCAAATGATAATGCTAAACACGAGCCGGCGTCTAAAATACCTTTTTTCATCAAGACAAATCTCATAAATGTATCAGTTCTAACAACGGGATTTAGGACGTTGGTGTCTATATCCATAGTATCAACGGAGGACATGGGTTTTACTGCTAATGCTTCGGGGATACTCATTTAATTTATATTGAGATAATATTTTTCTAATTTTGTACCATTATACCCTGGGGGCTATACATTAATGTATTTTGGGCGAGGGTGTATGTATAAATTGAGTTGGGGTAGTTATTATCTAATTCGCTAATAATTCTAATCGCGTAAGGAACATTTCTATAATCAACGCCAACATTAGATAATGGGTCAAGTCTAACTCCTACTCCGAAAACTGGTTCGGGGTCGGGTAGTGTGTCGGTCTGCTCGGGAGGTCCGTTTCTATTACGATCATTTTCATTAGGAACACTCTCAAATGTAGTCACATCACTAAATTTATTATTAGTGTATGTACTTGTTAATGTGTGAGTAATACTCTGATATGGCTTAATACTATCCATAAATTTACTCTCTAATTCACTCTGGGGCCTATTCTCGTTGCCTTGCTGCTCTACAAATAGGTCATAATCAAGTGGGAACTTTTGGCCTCCTCGTAAGAAGGTCACTCTCTTAATAACGGCTTCTGTACCATTATTTTTAAGGAGCTTATTAGTTCCAAATCCGTCCTCATTATAATTATTAATAAATTCTGTTGGTATAAAATTGTGGTGGATGGCTAATGTCCTTGAAGTTCCTAAATTATAGCTTTGTGTCTGATCGCTACTATTAAGAACTCCGTAAATCTGACTAACAGAGTTGTATGTTAGTTGTCCGGTTGCCGGGACTGAGAGCCTGGCTAAACCCTCCTCATCTGGAACAAGTAAATCGTAGGATAAGCTTAAATTCTTTAATTCATAGCTGGCTCCTTGATTAATTGTAGTAGATATAATTTTAGTTTTTGTTGCAGTCACTTGGTCATATACCGCATAGCCGGAGATTGCGTTAGAGTCTGGCGCTAATTGTAGCTCAATAGTAAGGCCCCGTAGGCCGTTCTGCCCCATAGGGAGCCGTTGACCGCTACTTAATAGGCCGGTGCGTAGGGGGATGCTAAATTCAACTTCATTATTACACGCTTTGGCGGCGTTGTATGATTTACTACCGGTGGCTGGATTGCCTATCTGTAAATTAGTATCATAATCATCCTGTGAGTGCATAACGGGCATGGTGCTACTTAAAAATCTACCATAATTCCTAATAACTTCTAATGTCCTATTATTCTCTGGGCTTGATAAAGTAATCTGGTTAAGTGCTGCTGCTAAACCTATACGTTCATTAAATGCGATTCCCGTAGTAGCGTTTGTAGGTAGGGCTGATACTGTATTTGTGGGTAGGGCGCCGTTGCTGTCCTGTAATCGTAAAACACCGTTAAGTCGTAGTGAGTTAGTATCAAGTAGCTTATTCTGGCTCGCTATTTGGAAGGTGCATATTGGGAACCCATTCTTAAATGAGTATGTGTTATTGGCGGGCTGGTTGACCGGGAAGATTTGTGCTCTCTCCTTGTTGGCTATATTCATTTAAATTATAATGAGATAATATTTTTCTTAAAATGCCTCAACTTTGCCCTGTCGGACAGTCATTCTGCGGAGGTGGCAGATATAATGGTTATAAATTTTCTGATCTTCGGCTCCTTGATAAAGAACCCGTAGAGATAATGAGCGGTCATTAAGATCGGCTACTTGGCCATAACGGCTAAATCCTCTGCCTATAATAAATCGGTCGGCTACTCTCTGTAAGTTTCTAACAGCGTATCCACAATTAACAAGCGCCTTCTCTGCCTCTAATAGGTGTAGGGCTTCGGTTCGTGGTGGGTTAAGTGTGTATCTATCTAATTCAATAGGGCGGTCGGGGATAAGGTTTCCGCCTAATACATACTGATAATTTTTGGCGCCATCAACTACACCGGCTAAACTATCAGCTTCAATCTGTGTATAAACGCCTTGTGGTATGGGAACACTTAAACAGCTATACGCTCTCATGGCGTTAGTTGGGATAAGCTGTGTTGATAATCCGTTGACGCTGGTTAAATTAAATTTATATAGTGAAAATGTCTTAAAATCCATCGCCAGCCCCTTATCACTCTGTATCTGTTGGGTAAGAGCTTGTACGTATCCTTCGGGTGGGCTTACCTGTCCTACGATATACTGGAAGTTGTCTAATGTGTAGCCTACTTTTTCAGCCATTGCCGCTTCAACAACTGCATCAACATCTTCATTCGCTGTGGGTGTAATGCCGTTCATTCTATCACCGGGATCAACTATAATCGGGTCGCCTACTGCAAAAGCATGGGGGAGAACCGCTCCTACGCCTACATCCCAACATACTTCAAGCGCGAGAACTGTGTTTCCGAGTGCTCCGCCCTCTGCGGCATCAAGTGCGGCGCCGTTTTTAATCGCTGTAATAACTCCCTGATTAGTTCCTGTTGCTGTAAGAACATAAATCCTATCGCCTATTGAGTAAGGATTATCATTAGATGGAACAAGTGGGTCACGGACCACACCGGCTACACCGATACTAAATGTTTCATTCGCTGCTCCCGCTTTGGGTGTGGGAGGGTTGGCGGCTGGAACCTGTGCTAATGTAGGGGCTCGTCCAACGTTGAGTAGCTCGGCTCGGGCTGTGTTTTTATTCGCTACACCAAACTCGCCTGTTTTAAATGATAAAGCTCTCTCGGCTGATTCAAGTGTAAGTAGTAGGCGTAGGCCTGATGTGGCTAATAGTGGGAACACTTTACCGGTCATAATACCGGTATATAAGGGGCTCTCAATCTGAACGGTAGTCGCTGTCTGATTAGCAGTTAGTCTTTTACCGGGGCCGGTAAAATCAGCATCTCCGGTATAATATAGTGAGTCTTGCTGTGATGAGTTAAGTTCTTGTCCTTCAAATAAACTCCTTTTATTTCTAATACTCTCATTACTTGTCCATCCCCACCATTGGGCAGTTAGAACATTAAGATCTAAAATCTCTTCAATAGTAGCTATACCATCGCCGGATTGTAGGCGTGAGTCCCTAATAAGGCTTGTAAAACCGGCTCGGGGGTTGGGGATCGGGTGTCCTCGGCCGGTCATTTTAAGATCTCCTTCCATGTGGCTCTGGCGAGGATCCATAAATCCTAAATACTGGGGAAAATGGAACCGGGCTTGGATTTCAGTAGTTGGGTTATAAGTGACCTGTGCTTCTGGCTTAATCTGCACTTTTTTAAGTGGGATAAACTGGCTTGCGGCTGGGGCGGCTCTAAACATATTATAAATTATGTTGAGAAAAAAATATCCTAACATAATTCGCTAAATTATCGTCAACGTCTAATACATAGATTTTAGTTGAACGGCTTTAAGGGGATTGGGTCCGGGGCCTTTTGGTGTTTTAAGTAGAGGTGTTTTAGGTGTTTTAAGGAATGGAGTCATCGGGGTACCCAGCGGAGTATCTAATGTTTTAGTAAGGAATGGATCATAATGTGCCCTAAATTTAGCCTTGGCGTGCATAGTATGCGGCGCGACTAATGTAGGTTTTTTTAGTTTCATTTTTTTAGCTTTCGGAGCTGGTTTAGCTTTACCTCTTTTATATCTCTCTGTATTAGGCTTAACGTGTAAAAATCGTGTATAATTCTTTTCCATTAAAGCTATAATCGCCGCTCGTTTCATTCCGGTAGTAGATAAATTACTCTCTCTAACAAATTTACGGAGAGCTGGTGTATTATGTGTTGCTATAATAGCTCGGAAGTTCTTCATAGTAGACGACATTTATATATAAAATACACAAAAAAATATATAAGTGTATCAGTCTATTTTATTAGTATCTTTTAAAAATATACATCGCCGTCGGGTAGGACGGAATAGTGGCGATCAATATAGTGCTCGTTGCGGATATAACAAAATTCAATTATAATATCCCATTGTCCAGATCCGCCCATCCGCATGCATCTCCTGTGTCCGGCCTTCA